CTTAATGAGCTAGGTGACCGGACAACGTTGGTCGAACGTCCGGATGCAACTCCTTTGCTCGCTTGCGAGCTGACGGTGGTATTCCACCTTACGTGGGCCTGCCGGCAACCCCTGATAAAGGGAATTACCGAAAGGAGTGGTGACTATGTCACACACTAGCACGAATCGTGTGATACTCACCAGTATACCTCTGAATCGTAAGATGAAGAGGTACTGGCGCAGCAAGTACGAGCGAATTGTCGCGAACTGCGGTCCAGAGGAGGCAGTAAGGAAATTCAAGGAGCTCCGGCTCGCTGTTTTGACTTATTTGTCCGACTCAGAACGCAGATCCAACCTTGATAAGCACTTAAGCTCGACAGGCTTTCGTGTGAATGGTTATCTCCGTATGCTCTTTGAGTATGCGGATACCCAGCCCCACATGGCTTTGTCGTTTCTTAAGCTCTACACCGGTCCAGTGAGGCGGACAAAGTCCGTCGACTCTGCGGCAGGCGAGACTAAGGAGCGGCTTAGTGCGGTGAAGGCGAATGAAGCAGTCCCGAAATTTCTTCGGCGTTGGTTAGAGTGCATCAACACTCGCCACGGCTCTTCTTGGAGAGCGGCTCAACGGGAAAATCACCCGTTCCATCGACTTGCTGTTAGCCTCGGCTCATATGAGTCCTGGCATCAGTATTGGTCACGATGGTGGCGCTTGCTTCGCGCAGGTTGGAAGTCCAGTGCGTCACTGGACTATAAACCCGTATTCCCAGAAATCTACAAAGATTATGTCGTGGAGGCCCAGCAATCGGAGTCATATGACAACGATTTTGCTGATCTGGTTTCCCTTCATATGACAGAGGGGGAAGTCCTGACCGAGGACCAGCTCGATTTTGTAGATGAATTTCTGAATGATGACGTTGGGGACGCACTTTGTGCGGTCCTTTGGGGAGAACCCCTCCCTGAGGTGGAAGGAATTTTCCGTAACACCACTGTACTGTCTGGCGAGTATGTCGGACATGTACAGCACATCCAGAAAAAGGGTGGCGGTACTGACTATAGGGATATAGCAGTGCCGAACAGGTTCATTCAGAACGCTCTTGTGCCCTGTGCGGATAGGCTTTATAACCTTGTCCGCGAGTTACCTCAGGACGCAACCTTCGACCAGGATCGGTATGATACCAAGATTCAGAATCGTGTAAATAACGATAATCTGTATCAAGGGTCTGTTGACCTTTCAAAGGCCACAGATAACCTTCCCATGTCATGGGGATGTGAAATCATCCGTTACCTCCTCGGGATGTTCCCGGCGGTTGATAGGCTTCAGATGGTTGTCTTCGGACTCCCTGACGATCCAGAGACCGTAGAGAGGCAGAAGGCCGAGGAACTCTTTGTCAAATCGTATGATTTGTTCAAAACAGTTGCAAGGGCTAAATGGGAGGATGAGGGATATCTTCATCAATGGAAGATTGGTCAACCGCTGGGTTCACTTCCCAGCTTTGCCATGTTGGCCATAACCCACAATCTTCTAGTAGAAAGCCTGGCGGCCACGCTGGGCCTACACCATTCTCCTTATGTCATTCTTGGCGATGATATCGTCATCATGAATAAGAAGCTCAGATCTCGGTATATCCGGGAGATGACCTCCAGAGGTATACCTCTATCGCTCCATAAGAGCTTTGAGGGCAGACTTAGTGAGTTTGCAGGAAAAACCTTTGTGAAGAATAGTGTTCCATTCTACAC